TTGAGCAAGACAACGAACATAAATGCGAGGACGCTGAGCAGGATCAACTTGATCGAGAATGTAAGGTAAGCTCTCAATACCGGGTTGAAACATGTCTTCAAAGTAGATAACATCTTCATTTGTGACTTCTCCATTTCGCATCATTTGAACTAGGTTCATCATCTGGCTCATACTAAAAAAACTACGCCCATGTGCGTCCAATACTTGACCTACACTGATACTTTGTGTGTTGTCAATAGTAGTACCTGGAACATAAACTACATCTAAGCCGCGGTGATCAAATACACGACGATTCCATTCTGTGAGTTGTAGAGTGTAGCGGGCCTCATAACTTTCTAGGCCCATATAGAATAATTTACGCACGGCGATATCCTGAGAATCTGCGGCCGTCTTCGTCCCACATGTTCTTGGCGTTTTTGCCTTGAGTAAACTTGTTGTATTGTTGCCAAGCATAGCTCTTGAAGTTGTATAAATCTTCTTCTCTGTATCTGTAGCCATAATCAACACAGAATTCCAAATAGAGTGATAAATCTTCAAATGCCTGAATGGCTCTAGGGTTTACACGATGTTGGGGCTTGCCCATGATAGTTCCTTTAAATTACAATTGATTGCGTTGGACGAGTAAGGTTATAACTAATGCAGCATCCGTTCTCGCCGTCTTCGGATACTTCAATTACTACAGCACGATTGGGATAGCGGTCAGCTATCTGTATATATAGGTCATCCGCCATCATCTCACAGGATTTAAAATCTAATTCTAAAACGGTATTCGCACCGTTATACAACGACTCGAGCCATCGTTTAAACTGTATGAACTCAATGTCTCGGTCGTTTGAGAACACATCAATTGACACCCGGAAATGAAATATATGGCGATGAGGATTAGCAAGGAACGATACATCATATTCTCCTGCTGTATTTAACTTGGGATCCGTGGCAGCCGCTGGGTAGCAATGAATTCCTTCTTTTTGGAATGTTACCCAAATCTGCCGTTGTGCGGATGTTTTAATACGTTCAATAGTTTCACGTTGTTCTTGTATCATTTCTGTAATAACTCCATGGTTACAATTTTACCAATTGATTCAGATAAGTTTTCTTTTTGTGTAATAATATGCAGTTTAATACGATTTTCGTCCTTCTTGTGGTCATACCACCTGGACTCTACTATTGTGCCGCCGCTTACTGCTTGTACCTTAAAGTTAATAGGATCTGGAAGGTCAATGTTACTTGGGCTGTCATCGCATATTTCGTTATCCATTAAGGAAACACTGATGTTTCCGCGACCTATCCTAGCAGGCCTGCTATCTTCAGCATCTATTAAAAAGTGAAGCAGTCGTTGTCTTAGCCAGTTTCTCATTTTATTACTTCGTCCTTGGTATATTTAGACCAGTCAGTGAACACCTGGCGTTTTTGTAAGTCGTGTAGGCTGTGACACCAGACGCCCGGGTTTGTTGCTGCAAAGTCTCGGTCATCAATTTTAATAGTGGCATTGTATCCAAATTGTTGAATGTAAGGAAGTTTAACACTAATCATTGGAATAAAGTTGTGAAACTCAACTAAGCTGGATTCTAATAGTCCTTCTGCTTGTGCATGATCTAGGTCAAGGGTACAATAGGTAGAGCGTTGTTCTAAACAACTACGAACCATGTATTCCCAATCACGCCAACCTTCACCATCGTTTTTATCTAAGGCTGGAAAACTTTGATTGGCACCAAAATAAATGTGTTCGCAATCGTTGTTATCAAATTCTTGTAAAACAATTCGCGGATCCTGCACACCCACTACAAACAACGTCTTAAGACCAAATGCCGGCGTGTGTTCCACTTCGGTTCCTATAAAGAAACTTACTTCATTGTGTCCAGCTCTAATCATTTTCTTTTGCGCCTAATTCATATGCAATATTAAGTCTAAGTTTAACAAGTTCGTCTTTGATATGCAACCTTTGCTTCTTCAAAACTTCTAAAGTAGCATCTTCAAACACTCCGGTACTTTCCATACCATCAATACGTTTATCCAATTGAGCATGTTCTTCTTCCAAATGTCGTACTCGACTTTGTAAATGGTCAATCATTGAGCCTCCAACTCGTTTAGTTTATTTTCATCCAACTCGATATCGTCACTATCAACGCTATCGTCCTCTTCTACATCAAACAGGTTATTAAACATGCTCATGGCATTTTTGGCTTTTTTGCCTTTGAATCCACGTGTGCCCACAATGTCCATCCAGTAACGGTCATAGTGCTCGATAATAGCTTCAGCTTCTGCACGGTCGGGAGTGGCAAAAATAGCATCAACAATGTCTTTGAATCGAGCATGATCGCCATTTTGATTCCACATCATAGCAGGCCAACTTCCGTTGTCGTATTCACGATTGGCACGTTGTACTGCTTCTAAATGCATCCAAACATTATGCCCCATTAGTAATGCGTAACTAAAACTGTCCCAGGATGTTTTGCCGTTCTTTCCAATCTTGTTTAGATCTGGAGCGGTATGAAAGTGTGCCATGTTGTTAGGATCGAATATTTCACCATTTAATTCAGCATCGGTTTTACGCACACCTGGTTTGTAGATGCAGATGTCCTTCATCTTTAAATGTTTGCTAATGGGACTTTCATCAAAATGTTTGACAAATCCTTCGGCTAATACACCATCACGATATGTTCGTGTATCGGTACTGAACTTTTTATCATCCACAATAGGACTCATACGATAACACCACTTTTCATTGTGTGGCAGATCTATGTGATGATATACCTGTCCGTTGGCTGTGGCTAGGAACGGACTTGCACAATCAAAACTGATGGTAAATGCTGGATTTACATACTTGCGTACAGCACGTTGAATGTCGGTTAGCAACACTGCCCACTCTAGTTTACTTGTGCCCAGGAAGTGCATCCAATCGTGTATGCCTTCTTTGAGCAAACCATCGTGACGTAGTGCTACCAACCGACGCAACACAAGATGCACGTCACACATGTTTTGTCCACCCATTGACCAACCATTGAAGTGTGTATCTGGATACACCGCAGGATCGCAATAGTCCTTCATTAGTTCATACCAACGGTCTGCGTCGGCATGATTGGCACCTTGTAAAACATTAAGGAACTTGGCACCACCGTTCTTAACACCCTTGCGGTGCTTCATGAAGTAGTCGTTGTTGTACTTGGTAGCGTCTACTGCTTCTTGTAGTGTGGTAATCTGGCAAGCTGCACTGGCTTTCTTATCATGAATAACCCAGGTCGGGATATCAAGAATCATGCCGTAGTCGGCAACACCATCCAACCACTTTAACACAGCATCACGTTTCTTTTGTGCTTTAGGACAACCTGAACCAGCTTTCCAATCGCCTTCCCATAAGCCTTTGGCAATCTGGAATCCACCGGAGTCGCCTAACATGAGAGTATTAGGATCCCTATTACGAACCATATCTTCGGACCAGTCCTGCTTGTTGAGATCCAAGTTAGCATGCCCACCAGAGTACAGGCTCCACTTGTAAGGAAATAGGCCTTTTTGATCATTAAGCCAATTCATCATTTCCATATCTGGAATGCCTGCTGGCATACGAGCCGGGTCTACATAAGGACCATTAACTAGGTCTCTTTGTTTGCCTATAAAAGTAGCGTAGAAGCCACTAATAGCTGGTAAGAATACAGCGTAATCTTTTTGTTTGGCTGTTAGGTTATCTTGTTCGATCACTTGCTTTGTGCTGGAAGTTTAAAGCTATAAGTAGCCAATCCCGAATCTACAGTAATCTCAGCAATCCCATCATCACTAATACGCATGACTTTGTCCCCGGTTAGATCTAAAATACTAATCACAGTCTTAACTGGCCAAGACCATTCACGTTTAAGTGTGCCACCTACATCGTGCTGGAATACAAAGTTACCGGCATGGGTTGAATGATCACCAAAGAAAAACTTTAAATCTTTGCCGTCTGTTCTTGCTTTAAAGTTAACTTCTTCGGCATTAGCAGCAGCTTGCATTTTTAATCGTTGAATAGAAGCCACAGAAGGTTCAAATTCAATGTGCCATGTAACTGGTTTCATTTTAACGTTTTTCAATTTCTCGTTAATGATCTCAGTAGCCATAAATCGATAGCTATTTTTAAAGTCGCCTTCGGCATTTTCAAATGTGAGTTGATCCAATGCACCTGTGTCTTTGCGTGTGATAGCAAGTTTGGCGTTTTCTTTGTAGGGTTGTAAATTTAACAATACCTTGAGCTTGCTTAGATTTGGCATGCCAAATGTACCAATAAAATCTGCTACCGGATTGGCAAAAGTGCCGTCAACAATAACGCTACGGTCTTCGGCTAAGCCATTAATGGCTGTAGCTTTGGTGTCGCCGGTGATCTTAACTAGGTCAATGCAACCCAGGTCATAAGTGTGTTCTACTAAGTCTAGTAAGTGATCTTTCATTTAATTCTCCTCGTTTGTTTATTGTACAGTGTTTATTTAGATTTTGCAACAGGTTTTGATTTATTTTGGAACTATTTTTGCCAAAGTTTGCCCACCCTTGAGACTAGTTAGTTCTCCGGGTTTTTTTAATTCTAACCAAGTGGTTGGGCCTGGATCATTCCAAGAGTACACAATTTCGTAGCCCATAGAGACAGCTAATTCTCGAACCAAGTATCCTGGAGTATAACAACAATAGTAATTTTCAACCAATCTGATAGCACTGGGTCTATCACAGTCGTTGAATGTAAATGCTAGTATACCACCAGGTTTAAGTTTTTGATATATTTCTGCTAGATATTTTTTAAGAATTTCAAATGGTCTAAAATTAAAGTAATTGTAGGCTAAACACATGCCAAATTGATCATTGGGGATTTTTGTTAAAATGTTTTGATCTAACTCTTCACTGACAACATATGGTCTTAGACGAGTTTGATACTGTTCATTAAATCGATTCATAGCCGGGGTTAAATAATCATGACTTAAATCTACCAAGTAGAGAGGATCATATGCTACCATGTTTTCAATAAATGTTTCTAACCCAGGACGAATGATCAACGCTGGATATTTCCAATTAGCATATTGACTTAATCTAATTTGGAATGGAGCAGTATCGAGGGTATTGGGTTTTCTTAACTCAAGTACAAACTCAGCAGACCGAATTAGCTCACCTTCATACAAGGTATAACTTTCTTGAAACCATGGTCGTTCTGCTGCTTCAATTTTTTGATTTAATTGCAATTTTAAATTATTTAAATCATCTTCAAATTTAGCAAATACTTTTTGTATGTCAGCATATTGACTGTCAAGATCGTGAGTAAATGATGTCATCAACTCTGGTTGTGTGCCTACTAGATGTAAGATCTTATCCAACTCAAGATTGGCAGTTTGCAACGCAGGCACACTTGACAATGCATCTAGCTGATTACGATATGCAACAAGTTCGCTAAGTTTCATATTACCACTCAAACAAAGTTTCAAAAGTATTTTCTGTGTTGGTAGAACTAGCTAGGTCCCACTCCAACACACTTAACAAGTTGTCGATCTTTTGATCAACTACTGTGGCTTCCATCTCGCTGTCATCAAACGGTAGTTCTTTGAACCATGCAGGTAATTGTTGTTCATCTGTAGGATATCCAATACTGGTCCATCCTAGAGGATTGCTTTTGAGTTTGCACACAATAGTTTTCATACCATCAACAATTTGCAAACTATACTTGTCACCATTCATCCTACGCAAGTTATTCCAATTAAGTGCCGCACGAACATGCCCGGGCATGTTGGCTTTGCCCAGGCGTTCTTCTTCTTTGCCGTACTTGGTCAAGTTGTTTACACGTTTTGGACTGCCTTTTTCCCAACCTGGACGTTCTTTAAAAACGTATTTGAACTCGCGAATCTTAGCAATAATCTCATCACGGGTGGCACCAGTTAACACATCATTGAGAATCTCACTTAAGAACTCTTGAATAACTTTGGGCGTGTCACTGCGTTTTAAATCTAAGCCCATGGCCTTGACCTTACCAGGCTGTCCAGCAACGTCTAAGCGTTTGCCTTCCTTGTCAATGATCATCACTGCATAACGCTTTTTGGTAATAAACAAGCCCTTGCTGGCTACTACCTCTCGCCCACCTTTAATCACTTCGCCCATCTCTCTAGGCACATGGAATGCAGTTTCCATAAAACCTGGAAAGCTGATGTTGACTTGATCCGCAATTGAATCATACAGTTGTATAGCCATGTCTTTTGACCAAGTCATACGTCCTTCTTCGACTTCTTTTTTCAGCACTGGCCACGCACTAAAATAACACGAGTCTGTGTCACCGTAGATAATAGTTTCACCCACATGATCATACTTGCCAGTGATACATTCGTTTACATAAGCATCCATGTGCTTGGCAATGGCACGACCAGTAAGGGTTGTAGACTGACCAATACGCTTATCAAAGAAACGGCAACCAGGATTAAGAATAGCACCATAGAGACTGTTAAGGTTAATCTTTTTAACAAGCTGACGCTTGTCCCAGTATTCTTCATCTTCTGCATTTTTACATTCTTTCAATTTGGACTGCATGTCTTTACGTTCGGCATACCAGCGTTTTAACAAGCCAGGAATAACACCCTCTTTTTCATAGGTAAAGATAGTACCATTGGCACTGATCATCCAAGGTTGATTGCTGTCAAAGATCATGCGCCATACTTCTGCGGCACTATGTACTGACTCTTCACCACCTTGCCAGTCAATGGTGATCTCTGTGCCTTTTTCTAAATTCATTACTGCGGTATATTCCAATGAGGCAAACACGCCTTCCCAGGCTGCAGCAAAGCTGGAGCCAGAATTCATTTTATCTCGAATATACCGGTTAGTCATAGTGGGGCGCAGTTGTCCTACAATAGTTTCTGGACCCATATTCAACGCACGAATTGCACTTGGATATAGAGAGTTAATATCAATTGATCCAATGTATTCGTGAATTCCTTTTTTGGGATATGCTACATAAGCACCGGCGGCTTGTGTATCCTCATCTGAGTAACGTTCCTTACGATTAGGAACTACCATGCCACGCTCGTGAGCTTCGTTGATGATTGCTTGTTCTGTAACAGCCACAGCACCCATGGTGGTTTGTAGTAGCACAGTATTTTCATGTGCTAATGTATTAGCAAGATCAAGAAATTTTAATTTCTTGTCTAGCTTGGCCAGAATCATTGTGTCTTGTCGGTTGTACTCAATGAATGTTTTAAAGTTTTGATTGTACAGTTGATCCAATGTGCCTTCAAACACTGTTTTAGTTTCACCAAGTTCATATTCGGCAATGGCATCCAAACTGTAACTGTGGCGCTCTTCGTATGTGTACTTGCGATACAATTGCATATAGTCCATATGCACACGACCAATCAAGTCATAAGTTTCATTTTCTGCACCAAAGCGTTCAAATGTACGTTTCTTAGGATATTGGTTCCACAAGCAAAATCTACGGGTATCATCTTTGCTGAGTACACGGGTCACACGATTCACAGTGTATGGAATATCAAAGCCTTCGCTGTTCCACCCAGACAAGGCATCAGCATCTTCAATCAGATCCAAGAATGTGTTGAGTAGGTCTTCTTCAGTTTCAAATACAATGGTATTTTCAAAATCACCAGCAATGTCGCGGGCAGTAGCCGGGCTCATGTGCTTGGGCGGCATCACCAGTGTGACCATTTGATTGAGCCATTGCAAGTACACTGATATGGCGGTAATGGCGTTGAATGGATCTGCAGGAGGACTAAATCCACGCTCGGGGTCGAAGTCGACCTCAATGTCAAAGAACGCTACATTAAGTTTTGGGCCGTCTTGACCTTTGTAGTTTTCTTCAAGGCAACGGAAGATGGGATTAATGTCTGATTCATACAGTTGTTTGTTTGACTGTATGCGAACTTCCTTGCGAAATTCTTTGCTGTTTCTAGTGCTGAATCTGCTGACAGGTGTACCAAAAATACTTTGAAACTTGCCACGGGCATCATCATAGTATAGCACATAGTTGGCTGAATATTCTTGATAGCATCTCTTGCCATCACGCCGTTCAACTATGTGAATACGATCGTGTTCTCTATCAAATAAAGCGTCAATATAACTCAAATTTTTCTCCGTTTATGGCCGGTTAGCCATGATTCATGTTCCTTACGGGAACGACTCGCTGTTGTTAAAACAGTACTTATAATGTTTTGCCAACTTGAACTAAAATTTGTTCTAGCAATTCGTGGTCTTGTTGTTCACGACCAAATTCAGATTTGTGTGCTAACTTGATAGCTTTCTTGAGAATGTTTGGTTTGATATCTAATTCTTCTGCAATGGCCTTGACTGTGTCATTGAGTCCACCGGTTAGGGTTTCAATTTCAGACATTACTGACATGCCTTCATTGAT